ATCCCGCCGAGGACGGCGAACCAAAAACACCCGGAGAGGGAGAAGGAGAGGAATAAATATGCCTTTTAAGCCTAAAGAAAGAGAGTACCGAGCTTTCGGTACATACAACCTCGGGGAAAGCACCGAGGACGAAAACAAGCTTATTATTCGCGGAACCCCCGTCGTATTCGATACGCCTACTTGCTTATACGAGTATGACGGTATAAAGTTCTTCGAGAAAATCGCCCGCGGCGCGTTCGATAGCGCAGATATGAGCGATTTTATTTTCAATCTAAACCACGAGCTGACGCCCTATGCCCGTAACAAAAACGGCTCGCTCAATTACAGCGTAGGAGATACGTTCGATATTGAGGCGATCCTCGACAGAACGGACGAAAGGCACCGACAGCTTTACGGTGATATTAAGGCGGGAAGAATTGACAAAATGAGCTTTTCTTTCACGATCGCCGAATCGAGCTACGACGAAGAGACGAGAACGCGAACCATTATTCGCATTAAGAAGCTCTACGACGTCTCGGCGGTAACGTTCCCCGCCTACGAGCAGACCTCTATTTCCGCGAGGAGTTTCTTCGAGGCGGAGCGCCAAAAAGAAACCGAGTTCTTGGAGAGAGAACGCCGCAGAAAAGAGCTCCTCCTCAAAACTTTACTCTAAAACCAAAAAACAAAGAAAGGACAAACCACAATGAACGAAATTATTCAGAGAATGAACGAAATCCGCGCTCGCAAAGCCGAGATCCGCGGACAGCTTGAGCAGAGATCCGCGGACGTCGATCTCGGCGCTCTTGAAACCGAGCTTACAGCTCTCAACACCGAATACGAGACACTCGAGCAGAGAAAGAGACTCCTCGAGGGTATCGCCGGCGGCACCGTTCCCGCGGGAACCGTAGAGAACCCTCACGCAAGAGGCGCAGAGGAGCCCGTCTTTACTCGCGATACCGTCCTCGGAACCCCCGAATACCGCTCCGCTTGGGCTAAAACCCTTATGAGACGCGCCCTCACTCCTACCGAGCAGAGAGCCCTCGACGTAGCCCTCACCACCACCGCGACCGAATACACCGCGCCCTCCGCAGACGCCGACGGCGTGAACAACGGCGGTCTCTTCATTCCTACGGGTATCAATCTCGCGCTTATGGAAGAGATCTCCCTCGTTTCTCCTCTGTTCAGAGACGCGGCGAGAACCGCTATCCCCGGGCTCCTCAAGTTCCCCTACAAGAAGAGCGCTTCCGGAGCAAAGAGCAAGAAGGAAACCGAGGCAAACGGCGACGGCTCCGTAGAGTGGGCGGATCTCGTTCTCGGCACCTCCGAGATCTCCGAGACGATCCGCGTCTCTTGGAGACTCGAGGCTATGGCGGTAGATAGCTTTATCGACTATATTCAGAACGAGCTCGTAGAAGCTGTTCGCGATATGGCGGTACAGGAGTTTATCTACGGCGACGGTAACGAGAAAATGAAGGGCGTAACGCTCGGCGCTATCTCCCACGGCTACAACGGTACCGCGCTCGAAGCGATCGGCGCCGCTCTCGGTAAGCTCGGCAAAAAGCAGAAGGTAGGCGCGAAGATCTACGTTTCTACCTCTATCGTGGAGGAAATTTCCTTCTCGAAGGACGATAACGGCGCGTACATCTTTACGCCTATCAACGGCGCCGGCGTGAGCTCGATCGCTACCTACAAGGTAGAGGTAGATCCTTACCTCAATGACGGCGATTTTGTGATCGGCAACGTTCACAAGTACGCTCGTATGAACGTCGTAGAGAACGTTTCTCTCACGAGAGACGTTTCCGGCAAGAAGCGCGCGAACGACTACACCGCATACGGCATTTTCGGCGCCGCAACACAGCCCGAGACGCTCGTTTACGGCAAGAAAACCGCGTAATCGGAGGGCTGAATAATGGCGGACACATATAAAAAGACCGAGGTTTCCGAGGATCTCTTGTATGCCGCCCGCCTCGCCGTTCGAGCAAACCGAACAAGCGCCTTTGACGGGGAGATAAAGGATCTCATTCTCGCGGCTCGAGCAGAGCTTACCGAGATAGGGATCCTCCCCGCCAAAGCATACGACGACACCGATCCGCTTACGAGGCGAGCCTGTATTCTCTACGTAAAAGCAGAGTTCGGACTCGACAACCCCGACGCGGAGAGATACCGCGAAGCTTTCGACTCACTCAAAAAGCACTTGAGCCTATCGAGCGAATATATCGGGAGGTGATCGTATGTATTGGCGAGACGTCGGCTACCTCTGCCGAGAGGAAGAAACCCTCGACAAATTCAACCGCCCGCAAAAGGCGGGATTTTCAAAGCGCGAGGTATTTTGCAACCAAACGGGCGTAAAGCGCTCGGAATTTTATCAAGCGCAAACGGCGGGAAGAAAGCCCGAGCTTTGCGTCGAGATTATGGCTTGCGAATACGAGAACGAGAATTACTTCGAGTACGACGGGGTAATATATAAAGTTCTCCGCTCTTATCCGGTGAAAGGAGAGAAAATCGAGCTCGTTTGCGAAGGGTTGGCGGCGGGTAATGGCTAAAAAAGCTACCTCTTCCGTTACCTTCGTAGACACCTCCACGGAGGCGAAAAAGACTATGCAAGGGCTCTCTAAAACAGCCTTACGCGAGAGCGGAAAGGTCGTTAGAAAGCTTCTACGGTCGAAGATCGCCTCCTCCGGGCTCGTACATTCTAACCGGTTCAAAAACCATATAGGAACGTGGGCGTTCATAGACAGGCAAACGGGGCAACCTCAATTACAAGTAGGATTCTACTCGAGAGCGAAGGTTCTCAAAAAGGGTAAAAAAGCCTCCCGAGCTTCCCCTCATTGGATCGAGTTCGGTACGAAAGCCCACAATATCCCCGGAGAAGCCAAACAAGGGCATTTTATGCGCTACGAGGATAACATCTACGGCTTTAACGTTCAGCACCCGGGACAGAAAGCAACGCACCTCTTACGCGATACGGTTCAAAATAATATCGCGGAAATTCGCAAGGCTCAAGAGGAATACCTCGCTTTGCTCAATAAGACGCTCGAAGAGGCGGGCGCGAAAATCTACGAAGGAGAGGAGGACGAAAGCGATTAACGCCAACAAGAAAAACACGTCCGCGTTTATCGAGCAACTCGTAGCGGATATAAACACAATGAAGCCCGGCTTTGTATGTTATTACGACCGAGCTCCGAAAAGCGCAAAATTTCCGTATTGTGTAGTAGGCAGTATCACGGCGTCAGAGCTTGCCGCCGGGGATCTCTCTATGTTCGATACGGATATATGGACGGACGACAAGCTCCCCACGGCTACCGAGGATCTCGAGAGCCTTTGCGACGAGCTCCGAAATTTCCTTCATAACCGCACAATTTCCCGAGAGGGAGTATTCGCCGGGCATATCGGATTTGAAAGCCGAGAGGTTCCCGACGAGCGCGAGAGGGATCTCTCTCGCCGCCGCTTGACTTTTGCGGCACGTTTATTCTACTACTAAAGGAGGAGGCAATATGCCAACCGTAACCAACCTTACAAAGAAACAGGTCGAAAATATTCAGATCGACGAGGGACTCGTTTTCGTCGATTATGGAGAAGAGACCGAACGTAAGCTCGCGCCTACCCGCGGCGGCGGCGAGTTTAGCGCTACCGCGTCGATCCGCAATATCGAATTTGACGGCAGATCCGGCGCTACCGCGGGAACGCAGGTAATCGAAGAACAGGAAGCGATCCTCAAGGTCGTTTCTCTCTGTATGTCGCAAGAGGAGCTCCTCTTCGCTATGCCCTTCGCAAGAAAACAGGGCGAAGGCGAGGATATGGTAATCAAAAATCCGAAATGCGGCATTATCCCCGAGAGCGCGTACTGTAAGAATATTACAATGTTCGCGAAGCTCGTTTCGGGCAAATACAAGAAGATCACCATTTACCACCCTATGAGCGAAAACGGCTTGACCGTCAAGGCGGCGCCGAAAGCAGAGGGCGAAATCTCCCTCGAAATCCGCGCTCATTACACGATCGACGATCTGAACGGCGATCTTTGGGAAGTTAAGGACGCGGCAAGCGTCGAAAGCGCACAGCCCGCCGCGGCGAACGTTGAGGCTCCCGCCGGCGAGGAATAAAAACAAAGCATAAAAGGAGGCTAAAATATGCTTAAAATTAAAACTATCCCCGTACTTACCCGCATTATCTCGAAGATCGACGTTAAGCCGATCGTGGAATCTCTCAAAAATGCGGATATTTTCAAGGAATCGAAGGGCAAAAAGGACGCCCTCAAACAGCTTTCCGGAGAGAAAGCCGTAGAGCTCGGCTTTGAAATTCTACCCGAGATCACCGTGCAGCTCGGCGCGATCGGAGAGGATATTCCCGAGTTCGTGGCTCTCTACTACGGAATCAGCGAAGAGGAGGCGGCGGAAAAGGACTTCGCCGAGGTTCTTAACGATCTCATTCACGACGAAGGGATCCGCGGTTTTTTCTCTACTGCCTTACGGAAAAAGGTAGGGCGCGAAGCTTAAGCCTTTTATCTAAATACTACGATTGGCAACTCGTCGCAGAGCTCCCCCTCGGAGCTCTCGGCGGGTTGCTTTCTTATGCGGAAGAGCGCGAGGTAGAAGAGGCTACGCGCCCGCTTTGGATCGCTCATTATGCTATCCAAAAAATGAGCGGAGCGGAGCCCTTACCTTATGACGAATTTATCCTCTCGATTCTCGAGGGCGAATCTCCCGGAGCTACGCCGGCAACGGCGCCGAGGAGAGCCGCTTCGGAGATCGAGGAGGAGCTTCTTTCGATCGTAGAGGCTGACAGACTCAAGGAACGGAAGGAGGGCTAAAACGTGGCGAATATATTTCAACTTTTCGGACAGATCTTTATAGACAACTCCGAAGCGAACGCGAGTATAGACAAGACAACCGAAAAGGCGGAAAAATCCGGCTCGAAGGTTGGCTCCGCGTTTGCCTCGATCGCGAGCGGCGCGGCAAAAGTAGGAACCGCCGTCGTAGGAGCGGCTTCGGCGCTCGGCGCCGGCGCTCTTGCTATGGCAAACTCCACCGCGACGCAAGCCGACACTATCGACAAGCTTTCCGAACGTACCTCGATCAACCGAGAAGAGCTTCAAAGGTGGATGCACGCTTGCGATCAAAGCGGCGTGAGCTCCGACGTTCTCTCGAACGCCGTTAAAAAAATGTCTACCACGCTCGACGACGCCGCGGGAGGATCCGAAACGGCGCTCGACTCCCTTACTCGTCTCGGAATATCCCTCGAGGACTTGGAAGGGCTCTCCACGGAGGAAAAATTCGATAAAATAACCGCGGCTCTCGCCGATATGGAGGACGGAACCGAACGAAACGCGCTCGGCGCCGACCTTCTCGGAAAAGGCTATACCGAAATGCTCCCGCTTCTGAATGCGGGCTCCGACGGTATCGCGGCTCTCAAACAAGAAGCCGACGACCTCGGTATAGTAATGTCAGAGGACGCGGTAAAGGCGGGCGTAGTATTTGGAGATACCGTAGCGAATATAAAAGCGGCTTTCGGCGGCTTTATGAATCAGCTCGGTAATGCGCTTATACCCGTAGCTCAAACGGTCGCGGACTTGGTTATAAGTGCGCTTCCGACGATTCAAGGGCTATTTACCCGCCTCGCTCCCGTAATTCAACGGGTATTCGAGAGCTTGCTACCGTCGCTATTCTCGCTCGTAGAAACGCTTTTCCCGCTTCTAATGGGCTTTATAGAGACGCTCTTACCCGTTCTCGAGAATATAATCTCGGCAATATTGCCGGTGATTATATCCGTTATAGAAATGATCGTACCGATAATAGCGGAGCTCGCGAGTAGCATTTTACCGCTTCTCGTGGACGTGATAACGGCTATAATGCCGCTTATTTCCGATATAATCGGAACGATTCTCCCGGCGTTCCTCGCCGTAATTCAAAAGCTTTTGCCCTACTTTGTGAAGATCGTAGAAAAGATCCTCCCGGTGGTAATAAAGCTCATACAAAAGCTCCTCCCGCCGATATTGCAGATCGTAGATAAAATCCTCCCGGTAGTATTGGATCTTATCGACGCGATCCTCCCGATCTTGCTCGAGGTAATAGACGCGATCCTCCCGATCATACTCGACCTCGTGGATCAGCTTCTCCCCCTCATACTCGAGATCGTCGATACGGTGCTCCCGGTGCTTTTGAACCTCATTCAATCGGTTTTGCCGTTCTTGATTCAGATAATCAATACGGTTTTACCGGTAATTATCGAGCTCATACAAAAGCTCCTCCCGCCGATATTGCAGATCGTCGAGAGCGTCCTTCCTATCATTTTGAACCTCATAACGTCGATAATGCCTCTCGTAATTCAGATTATAGAGACGGTTCTCCCGATCGTTATTCAGCTTCTCGAGACGCTCCTCCCGCCGATATTGCAGATCGTCGATATAATTCTCCCGCTCATTTTGAACCTCGTAAACGCTATTTTGCCGCTATTGACGACGATTATCGAGGCGGTTCTCCCGATCCTCGTAACGCTCATAGAGGCGATCTCGCCGCTTCTTGAAATGTTGGCGCCGTTGCTCTCGCCGATCCTCGAGCTTCTCGTAATGATCCTCGAGCCCCTCGTCGAGCTTCTCAATTTGATTTTGCCGCCTCTTATTGGGCTCTTTACGCAGATCATAGAGAAAATTATGCCGGTTCTTCAATCGGTATTCTCCTCGGTAGCTAACCTTCTTTCTACGCAGTTCAAGACCGCTTTCGAGGCGGTAGGAAACATCTTTACGAATATCAAGAATATTTTCCAAAACATTATTGATTTTGTGAAGAACGTTTTTACGGGAAATTGGAAAGGCGCGTGGGAGAACGTAAAAAACATCTTCTCGAATATTTGGAATAGCCTCTCGACGATCGTAAAGGCTCCGATCAACCTCATAATTAACGGCATAAACGCCCTTATCCGAGGCTTGAATAAGATCTCTTTCGAGGTTCCCGATTGGGTTCCCGGTATCGGTGGAAAAACGCTCGGATTCAATATACCGACGATCCCACAGCTCCGCCGCGGACTCGACTACGTTCCCCGAGATAATTACCCCGCTTTGCTTCACAAGGGCGAGCAAGTGCTCACAGCCTCCGAGAAGCGCGAGAGGGATAAGGAGCTCGAGGCAAAGAAAAAAGAACCGAAGGAAAAGCCGTCGATCGTGGTAAAGGTCGATATTCATATCGAGCATTTCGAGCATAATACGGGCGACGATATAGACGAGTTCGTAGACGACCTTATGCACCGTATCGAGGAGAAAATTCGCGAAAAGGAGGAAACGTTCGAGTAATGAAAGGGCTCCATTTTTTCAAGTTCAACGGCGTAGTATCGCTTGACGAACAACTCATAATCACAAATAAGGACACCTACAAGGGCGCCTCCCGCGATCTCACATTTACACAGATCCCCGGGCGCTCCGGGGATCTTATTACAGATAACCGACGCTACAAAAACGCAAAAATAACGTATGAGGTAGCCGCGCTCGAGGGGATCCACACGATCCCCGAGATCGCGCACCGCGTCAAGGGTTGGCTTCTTTCGGAGGTTGGATATTTCCCGCTTTATGATAGCTACGATCCGAATTATTTTCGACTCGCTTCGTATAGCGACGAGTTCGATCTCGAGCAAGAGCTCCCCGCGCTCGGAAGCTCCTCTATATCCTTCAACTGTAAGCCGTTCCGCTACTCGATCGAGGGGCAGAGGGCTATTATCTTAACGACCGCGCAAACGGTACGAAATCCCGAGTTCTTCCCGGCTTCTCCGTATATCAAGATCACCGGAGAGGGAGATATTACGTTGAGTATCAACGCCGACTCGTTCGTATTCCGCGGCGTAGAGGGGTATATCGAGGTAGACTCCGAGGAAATGCGAGCCTATAAGGGCACCCGAAACGAAAACGGGAAAATGTATACGCCCACGTTCCCGAAGCTCTACAAGGGCGATAACGCGATCTCGTGGAGCGGTAGCGTTCAGAGCGTCGAAATAATTCCGAGGTGGTGTTGCTTATGATCCCTATTCTATACGCAAAAAACGCCTCCGAGTTCGGCAATAACGGCATAGGGCACCTCAAGGACGCGATCTCCTGTAAAGTAACGGAGGAACGAAACGGCGCCTATACGTTGACGCTTCAATACCCGATCGGCGGCGCTTGGTATGAAAGTATTACCGAGGGCTCCATAATCAAAGCAAAGGCGAACGAAACGAGCGAATTACAGCTCTTCCGCGTTTATAAATCGAGTAAACCTATGAAGGGTGTAGTTACGTTCTACGCGGAGCATATCTCCTACGACTTGAAGGGGCTCCCGCTTGCGCTTTTATCTATGACGGACACGACGGCAGAGGCGGCGCTTAACGCCGGCTTTGCCGCGTGTTTGCTCCCTCACCGCTTCACGGGCAGAAGCGATATTACCACGCTCAACAAAATCAACATCACAAAGCCGCGCTCTCTCCGTAATTTTTGCGGAGGAGAGGCGGGATCCGTTCTCTCTGTTTGGCGCGGCGAGTTCGAGTTCGATAATTTTACTGTATGGCTCCACAGGCGCCGCGGCGCGAATAACGGCGTAGTAATACGCTACGGAAAGAACCTCACCGACGCGAAGCAAGAGCGCAATATAAGCGCGTGTTATACGCATTTTTGCCCTTATGCT